ATCCCGTGGCGGGTTTCTTTACGAGGGGTATCCCAATCATCAGATCTGCAAGGCATTTTGTATCTCCTTATTTCGTATGGACGAAGTGCTTGTTCCACCGACCAACTTTGATGTCAGTGTAGAACGCAATGTGGAAGTAATCGATCATGCTGTCGCTTTTGTCGAACCAATCAGCGCCACGCATCGCAGCAAGGAGTTCTTTGAAGAGCGAACGGATCTTACCTTTGTAGTGGTCGTCGATCCAGTAAGTGTTAACACTGTAATGACCGTCGACGGGGTAAAAACGTTCGTTGCGACGTTCAGCAATTTCGAGGTTGGACTTGTTAGCTTCGCCGATCAGGTCAAGTTTGCCTTCGGTAATCGTCACAACAAGCGAGGAATGGTTATCAACACTGATCGAGCCTTTCATGCCATACTTTTTCAGCACAGCTTTGATGGCCGGAGCCTTAGCACGTTTCATCTCTTGCGACACATAAGCCATTTTTGAAGTCCTCTTCTTTACTGCCTACATTTATAATATAGTGTAAGACGTCTTGGTTGTCAACCTTTATTTAAACTGACGATTTAGTTTCGACAACGCTCGACGCTCTGCATTGATACGCAAGCGAACTGCACCGCGAGCTTCGTTCAACAACCAGTCCCACTCACGTTGCTTGCCTTCTAGCGTATGGTTGGCCCAACGAATCCAAAACAAGCTATCTGAATCAGGACGACGACCGTATGCTGCTTCAACTAGGTCAGCTACTTTCGAATCATTGTAAGTAAACATTTTTGGTCTCCTTGTTGTTACATGTATAATATAGTGTAAGAGCTCTTGGATGTCAACCTGTTTTCAATAAGAAATCGCACTTTCTTGCATTTTATCTCCATAAAATTTTACGCCTTTTTCCTTCACGAGATCAACAAGAACTTGCGGAGTAGTATCGGCAATTTCACGAAGCATTTCTGCAGCGATGTTATCGTCAACGTTAATACCCCAAATTTGCGGGGATCGTTGAGGATTAAACCGAGCTCGCATACATAGCATATTGTATGTCGACCCGATGTTGTGTGGCTCGGGTTCCCCTGACAACTTAGCTACTAAGTTTTCGTTACGCCATTCGCCGATAGGAACAATAGATTCGATTCCGTTTGTATCCCAAGAGATAAGGAATTCTGACATGTTAGCACCAATATACTGGTTCTTCGTATTCTTCGTCGGTATCTTTTTGCTCAAGCAAGTGCCGCTCGAACTCCAAGTATTCTTCGAGTGTCATGTCCATGTTATTCTCCATTAATTTTATCGCACATGCCAGTGATTGCAGCCATTCCAGCACCTTTACCGAGTGCAAACGCATACCAGCCGCATTTGGAAAAGGTGTAGGCTGTGGTGCCAATCCCTAACAACAATACAAAGCCAAACATTGCAAAAAAAGCAAAACGGTTCATGTTGTTCTCCTTACACCCGGATTACGTTGATATCACGATTTTCTGCTTCGTAATCAGCATCAACTGTGCCGCTCACAAAGTAACGCCGACGAGTGCCATCGGATTCAAACTCTGCCTCGGTGGCATAATTTTCTTTGGGCAAGTAAGCAAACCCACGATAGTTACCGGTTTCAAACAGCACTGCTTCGAGCAACGAAGCAACTGCTTCACGCTCGTCTGCGTTGGTATTTTTTGCAGCAAGGAAAGTATTTGCCATCTTGAGCATCTTACCAACTTCGATCGTCTTACGAGCAGTTTTCGGCATCGGCATTCTCCTCTATCGCCTACATCTTATATATAGTGTAAGAGCTCTTGAATGTCAATCTTTTTTTAGAGTTTATCTAATCTTTTTTGGTGACGACCACCTTCAAACTGTGCAGTAAAAAATGCATCTACAATAGCATACGCTTGTTCTGCAGTTGTTTGTCTGCCACCTAAACACAATACGTTAGCATTGTTGTGCTGTCGAGTAAGTGCTGCAGTTTCTGGTGTGTAACAAAGCCCAGCTCTGATATGTCTGTGTCGATTTGCTGCAATGCTAATACCAATGCCTGTGCCGCAAATAAGTATACCAAATTCGTTTCCGCCTTCGGTAATAGTTTCACATACTGCTTTTGCATAATCTGGGTAATCTACACTAGCAGTGTCATGACAGCCAAAATCTTTAACGACTACAGAATATTTGTCTGTAAAAGGATCTTTACTACGCAAATATGAAACAATCGCTTGTTTAAGTTCATATCCGCCATGATCGCAACCAATGGCAATTTTAAAGGCTGACATCTTCTAATCCTGCTGCTCTAAGTTTTACAATGTTATTAATTTGGAATTGCTTTGCATCAAGTGCTTTAATCAAGCCCATGAACTTGTTTCGTATAAGTGCAAATTCATTCACGATATGTTGTTGGTCCACAACCTCTTGAACGCCGTCTACATATTTTTCAGCATCACGACTAGTCAATGCACGATTGTAGTGTTCAAGAAATTTTTTATAATGTTCTGTTCTTTTTTTACGAAGTTCGATATTCAAGTATTCTAATATTGCTTCGATTTCCTGCAATTGGTTAAAACGATGTTCGACTATACCTGGCATGTCACGGCTATGTTTTTCAACATTACCTTTAAGGCCACACTCTATACGAGCTTGTGCTAGCTGATTTTCGTAATAATCAATTGCAGGAATAATTTGAGATATGTCCTGACGGATTTCTCTAAACCAGTTCATTACTTACCATTTATCTTCGTCTTCAGAGTCATAATCTTCATAACTGTCGCTATCAATATATACTTCTCTCAAAACTCTGTCAAGTGTGCTATCATATCCTACCCATTCGTCTGCAGTTTCAGATAAGTCGCAGACATTTTCGTTAATAATGTCTAAAAACTTTTCACATGCAGTTTCTTTTTCTTTTGGGTTTAAATACGATTTCATTGACATCCAAATGTCAACGTATGTTTGTATTTCAGATTCATTCAGTTTCATAGTCAGTGCGGTCCTCCAAGATGTTTTGGACATCATCTTGGGTATTTAGTTCTTCCACTACAGAATCTGTATCGTAATCGTTCCACTGCCGCATGATTAAATCTAGAACACCATCTTCGTTAGATTCCCATGCTTTACGGAATTTTAGAATTGCTTCACCTGTTTCTTTGTCGATGTATTGCAAACGGTTTCCACTTTTAGTAAGAACAGCTTTTGCTTCACAAAAGTCTACAAGACCGCTATATGGGCTCATACCTGTTTCATACGGAATTTTTACTTGAACAGATTCAAACGGCTTTGCGTAGCGTGTTTTCATAATCTTACAAGCGGCACGAATACCACGGACTTCGCTAATTTTATTTCCGTCTTCATCTTCCTTAAGTTTCAACTTACGCATAGCAACAACAATAGACGATGCATAAATGAAGCCCGAGCCGCCAGAAATCTTATCATCTGGGTCAAACATATCTTGCGATGCATATGTGTGGTTAGTTGCAACTAGACCGATGTTATAATCGCCAAACATGTTAACACAATTTCGAACAAGTGCTGTAAGTGCTTTAGGCTTACGACCCATATCGCCCTTAAGGTCGCCTTTGCTAAATTGATCAACGTCAGTTGGAGTTAGCAACATACCAAGAGAGTCGATTACAAATAGTATTTTAGGTCTATCTGCATCTACGCTGTCCGAATATTCTTTTTTGTAATCTACCATGAGATCGTTAATAATTTTTGCAACATCATCGATCATAGCAACGTTTAGCTTAAGAAGTTTTTCTGGCGATGTATCTACTTCCAATGCCTTAAGCCACTGCTCGTCGAGTGCGTTTTCTGTGTCAACTAGAACAACGAAAATACCTTGACGTTGTGCTTCACGAACCAAGTTACCGGAACAAATAAATGATTTGCCTGCGCCGGATTCACCTGCAAATACTGTTACTTTACCAAGTGGAACACCGCCATCGAAACGACCACTGATAAGTTTGTTTAATGTATAATTTCCTGTGCTAATCCAAGTATCAGGATCACGAAATCCGATACTCATACCAGGAACGCTTTTAGTAATGCTCTTGCGGAATTTACTAATATCAAAAGGCTTAGCCACAATTTATCTCCTATAGAAAGACATATAGGGCAGCTGGTGCCGCCCTATATATTTTCAGATTTTTATTAGTTTGAGCCTCTAGCACGAATCGCTGCTAGAATGTCCTGTGCGCTAGGTTTAGCGTCACTGCTAGCCGGTTTTACAATCGGCGCACTGGGCTTTGGAGCCGATTCCTCAAAAGGGATTTCGTCGTCTTCGTCTACTGGAGGTGCAGAACGCATCGGAGGTTGTGACACACTCTTTGCTGCTGGCTTAGGCGCACTGTTGTTTGCTGCACTGTTAGTAGTGTCAATCTGAACACCAGATGGACGATAGAAGTTGCCCCAACGTTCTGGATCATACAATTGTCCGTCTACGCTAGCTTCAAACATTTCTTGAATAACACGAAGTTCTTCATCGTTTGGTTGCTTAGGTAGATAATCGTTAAGATTGAATAGACCGAACTTTTCAATACTTGCACGTTCTTCACTATTTAGACTACGTTCACGACGAGCCCAAGTGCTAGTGCTATAGTCGGCATATTGACCTTTTTGTGACTTAGTCAAACGGAAGTCAGTGCCTGCTTCGTAATCTGTTGGAATATTTTCGAAGTCAGTATCCATAAGCGCACCTTTGATAATCTTAAAGATGCTAGGATTGATAATGAATCTGCGGATTGGATTCTCTGGAACAGATTCTTCTTGTAGGCTGTTTTCTGTTACAAAACCTTGGAACACATAGCTCTTTTTCTTCCAGTATTTGCGACCAAGTTCTTCTAGGTTAGGATCTTTAAACCACCCACGAACTTCGCTAAGAACTGGGCAACTTCCTACAGGACCCCACATTTCATTACATGGAACGTTTACTGTAACCTTACGGCTATCAGGTTGACCTTTAACTCCGTTAAAGTCAATACGGATCATTTGACGTTCACGCCAAAAATAAGTGTTCGATGCGTCTCCATCTGGAAGGAAACGAATTACACTTGTTGTATTTTCTGGGATATTCCAAAATGGGAAGATAGCGTTATCGCTTGTTCCACCTGTAGATGCTCCTGATGAGCGAGCTTCTTGTTCTTTTAGTTTTGCACGAATTTCTGCCAATGTAGCCATAGTTGTTTCTCCTTATATGTGCCTATATGTTTTGTGCCTAAGTATACCTTAGTGGCCAAATACTTATTAACCACTAATGTAACGTATTTTATTTATCATGTCAATTGAAAAGATTGTTAAAATTATAACCGTTGAACACTTTATTAATTTTACTTTCAACAGTTGTAGTAATCGGATTTCTTTCGACAGATTCATTACCACCTTGCTGTAGCTTAGGCATCAGAGCTTTAATAGCATTTGCTGCTTTCACTAACATAGCACGGTCTGTAATATTGTCAACCAAATCACCCATTCTTGCTAGGGTAACTGATAATTCGTCGTCGTCTTTGCCACCTGCAATAATACCGCTTAAGTATTCAAAGACAGCACCTAGTTGTTGTTGATATGGTGCTTTTGCTAAAGTGGCATTATTCATTGGATTTTCAGGATCTGATTTAATATCAACTCCTGCTTTTAAATTTACTTTAGATATTCTGTTAACTAAACCTGTTAAATTGTTCAATGTTTCTTTTGCAAAATCATCACGTTCACGAACTGCTTCCATCTCTTTGATAAGTGCATTTACATAAGGCAATGCACTGTCGAGACCTTCGTCAAATGTTCTAACTGTAAACTTATCTTTGATGGTTGCAATATCATCTTCATTGATAGTTTGTTCTTTGGCTTTAAATTCTTCTGCCATACGAGCATAACCCTTGCCGCCTTTGCTTTTGCTTAGTTGTTCACGGACAGAATTTATACGACTAGATACTGCTTCAATGATGTCGAACGTATCTTCGCTTACTAAATTATTACGTAGGCTGTAACGCTTGAATTCTTTTAGTTGCTTCAATTCGTCGCACATTTCAATGATATGTTGTCCAAGTTCATCGTATGGATTACCACCTTCTTTAACATGGCGTAGCATTGCACGACCGCCAGCTAAATTGTTGCTTGGAAACTTATAACGTTCGCCATCTGCGTTTTCGATATAAATGGCACTAATGTTACGACTACGGCTTCCACGTTGTTCTTCATTAACAGGCTTTTTATGCTTGATAATAAGTTTTGCGTTTTCTAATTTTTGGTAGCTACTTCTTGTGCTGCCGTATGCTGCACTCATTGATTCTTGAACGTTCATATCTCTAACTTTCTGTGCTTGATAATCAAAGTCTTTTGGTGTAATTTCTTTTGTAAATGTTTTTAAAGTATATTCAATAATACTTTGATTTGCTAATGTTTTAAGTTGCTTAATAAGATCCTTGACTTCTTCCATTTGAGTGCCAGCACTCAAACTAACCTTAATCTCACGCTTACTATCTGTTTCATCTAAGTTTACCATAGTGAAAGTATTAGGTATATAGAAACGACGAGCTTCTTCTGGATCTACTGTGTTTTTTCCTTCGTCAGTAAACAGCTCTACATTAAAGCCGTTACCTTTAATGATTTTAAAAATCTTTTCTGCAACTGATTCTGAACTTAGCATTTACATTATTCCTTTGTTATATTTATGTTAAAAACACAAAAGGCATAGGCGCAAGATCTTCGTCCTCGTCGAATGTATCTTTTAGTTCGTTGTATGTTGTTTCGTCATACTGTGCAACTTGTTGAGCGATACGAACTACTAGTAACAGTGCCATAACTAAGTCATCTGTTTCACCGTCTTTAGCTGAGAAACTACTAGCACGGGCAACGAATGTTTTTAATTCTCTAAGTAATGCGCTACTTGATATCTCTATCTTGTTGCCTTCAACCCAAGTTTTTAATTTACTACATGCACTAAGTTTTGATTTGTTTGTTGTGGTAAATCCTTTTCTATGAATACGACCTGCAGACTTTGGCTGACTTATAAATGTTCCTGGAATATTATCTTCTCCGACTTCGTTAATAACAACTAACGCCGCTTCACCTAATGTATTATTCTCTACGCTCCAGTATATTTCTGCATCTGATGCTTCTTCTTTAATAACTTGTAGTATACTTTTTAATATACGTATCTGCTCTGTGATTGCTGTTTTGTTATGTTTCCATTCTGCAACTTGCTTCATACCAGGCAATTCATACACTTGTATTGCAGCATTGTCTCCGCCGGTTCCAAGACTTGGATCTAAACCTGCTATATATGTTTTGCCTTTTTGTATGTTTTTATACCATCTAAC